GGATTCAGACCTAAGTCTGAAGCAGTGGGCCATTCTGGGTGCCTTGGGTCTTACTAAGGCTCCCAGAGCGTTGTTCTGACTGAACAGCGTGATCGACCTGCTTGTCATCCGATGAGCAGACAACTGGATATCAATTGAATATCCCAAGTCAAGGATGCTGCCATGTTCTCCGATCCTCAGTCTGTCACTATCTCCGGCTCGGCCAATTCGCTTCCGCGAATCAGCTCGGGTATCGCTTCTGGTGGTTATTCCACCGGCGATGGCACCGTACAGCTCAAGATCTCTCACCAGACTGGTAAGAGGTTCCGCCGTACGGTTCGTCTGGAGCACTCCAAGATCGCTGCCGATCCCCTCACCTCTGCGAACACCAAGTACTCGATGACTGCGTATGTCGTTCTCGACACGCCGGTCGTCGGTTACACGGTTGCGGAGGCTCAGGCGGTGGCTGCGGGCCTTGTGGCCTGGCTTACCAACGCGAACGTTGGTAAGGTCTTGGGTGGTGAGAACTGATTGGGTAACGTCATTCCCGGTCCGTGGGCAGAGCCCACCGGCTGGATTGATGACGCTGACGAATGGGCTTTACAAGCCCTCTCGTACCCTCAGAACTGCGATGCGACGTATAAGGACGCTGTCCTACTACGTCTCCTGCCTGACACATTGGTTGCTATGGCCCCCGCGAGGGGACTAGAGCACTTTGATGCCGTTAGGTTTCGCACAGTCTGCACGTGTAGCTTTTGTGCGTGGTGTAGAATCCACCTCGTACACGTGTAAGATCGGACTATCTGGCCAGGATCATGAGCTCTGTTAGGAGCCCCGATGAAAAGCCTGATAGCATTCTCGCACTCGGTCCTCTATGACTTAGGGGACCGATGTCACATCAGCACCGGTCGTGACTGCAAAACAGTCACGGCTCGCGCTGAACACGAAGGAGAGGCGTTTTTCACGATCTCTCTGGTGAAGTTCGGTAAAGACTTCCAAAAAAGTCTCGACCAGGGCTTCGTCGGCCGCAGCATGTTTCTAGGATTTCGGAAACATGGAGAGCTCCCCCGATTCCTCGGAGGTTTTCTCGACCTAGTGTTCAGTCGTGAGACTGGTCGCTTGCTGGACGAACCGTCGACCGATGCAATACTTTCTGTGCATCAGTTTTCCCAGATGTTCGGGAAGTTCTTTGACATTTGCTCGCAAGAGCGCGTGTCGAAGGCGATCGATGGTTTCATTCAGTGTGAGCAGGATGTTCGTGCATCAGATGCATCGAGGTCGCCGGATGATATCCGGGACTTTCAGCGCATCAGTTCCATGCTTTACAGTGAGGTATTCACGCGCGTCGACCGGATGGTCTACGAAGGTGAACTGCTCCCAAAGCATGGGCCTGGCAAGACAGCTGAGAAGTTGTCTTCCAACGCGAAATACTCTCAAAAGGAGTGGACCGCGCGGCTGGAGAGAGTGTTTCCTTTTGGGGAATATCTCTATCCGAACTGGGGATGGTATCAAAACTTCCCCGATGTGAGCATCCTCGAACCCGAGGACGAACGACCCGTGAGGATCGTTACTGTCCCCAAGACGCAAAAGACACCTCGTATCATCGCTGTGGAGCCCGCGTGCATGCAATATGCACAGCAAGCTATCCACCTCGCTGTTACGGCACAGATTGACGGGGATGATCTCCTGTCAGCTCTGCTCGGAAACTCCAGCCAGGAGCCTAATCGGCGACTGGCCAGGATCGGATCCTCATCGGGATCCCTTGCTACGCTAGATCTTAGCGAAGCGTCCGATCGTGTCTCGAACCAGCTTGTACGTGACATGTTCCATCTCTGGCCCCATTTGCATGAGGCTATCGATGCATGCAGGTCACGGAAGGCTGATGTGCCTGGCTATGGCGTTCAACGCCTAGCCAAGTTCGCGTCCATGGGTTCTGCACTCTGCTTTGATAT